CTTCGATTGCTAACATTTCATCGTTCATTCCATTTCTCACGTATTCTACATTTACATCCAATCCTTTTTCAGCAAGATATTCCGGAACTCCGAAGTCCCGTCCTCGTGTAAACATATGAATTTTCCCTAGTCTATTTCTAATCGTTGCCATTATATTTATTCCCTCCAAATTTCATTAGCTTCTTTTTCGCAGTTTCTCTCCATGTAATAACTAAATAAAAACTCTTTCTGTGCTTTTGTATAATCTCTACGAGGATTTATTGTCGCCATTGCAACTCCTTGGGCCGGATTATGAAGCAGTACCCATCCTTTCTTTGTTAGCACGTCTCCTGCTTCATAAAGTACTGGCATTTTTTCTTCCGTTGAACTTCTTTTTAAATATTCATAAGCCCATTTCTGATGTTCTCCCCATTCCACTGCGTGGAATTTTCCACTTGGTTCTAACCATCCATAGTCTTCCGTTGTATGTTCCTCTGTATCAAGCATTCTTTTCATATAACTGTCTAGAGTTCTTGATACTGTTG